TTTATGCGCCCAGAACTCATTGGTTGGGTTGTAGTCAATCCAAATGTCACCGCTTGTTCTTATAGCTAATTGGTTGTAGGCGTCAAAGGGTATGTTGTTTGCTTCATTCACATATAGAACATTACGCCTTGCCCCACGCAATTTGTCTGGTTGGTCTACACTAAAGAATTCAATGTAACTACCATTACCAAATGTGTACTTTAAAGTAGACTTGTTAAACTGACTATCCCTATACCTGTTTAGCATAATCATAATCTTTAAAAAGTCTTTTAATGCACCCCTGCGCAAATGTGGTATTGATTCCGATACTACACTAACTTCCAAGTTTGGTTGTTTAATTGCTTGGTCAATAAGTAGTGGTAATATGCCAAATGTTTTACCTGCACTTGTACCACCCTGTACAACGCGTTTGCGTGCCTTTAGGCGGCTCATTTTCTTTATTGCAGTAGTTAGTATGAATTCGCTCATAAGGTGGCTTACAAGTCGCCTAAATTAAAAATAGGTTGTTCAGTGTTTAGTGTAATGTCTTTTGTTTCTTTTGGCTTGCCTGCATAGTAATTAAAGTAAAGCTGCACAAATTTAAAGTCGCCATTTTCTACACCTTGCTCTAATGCTTTGTATGCTTTGTCTTCCATTGGGCTTAGGCGTTCAATCATTGCTATTTCATCAGCCTTTGGTTTACGCCCACTATTGGGGTGACCCCCGTTATTTTTACGTTTATCCATAATTAAAAAAGATTGTTATCAATTCTAATATAAAAACAATTAAAATTACTTAATGTTAAATGCGTTTAATAAAGCGCCCTGCGCGGTCGTGCAATGTTATGTCGCCTTCATCGGTTACAAGGTAGTTATTTATGTGCTGGTTTATTAGGCTTTTTATTACGGCTGGGGGCAAGTTGTATTTGCCACCGTTACCCCCGTGCTTTACGTAATATTGGTAACACCTTTCTATTTCGCTTTGTGTCATTGTATGCTTTTAATCATTCGTACCATTGCTTCAAGCCTTATGTAAACTAAATCTAATTGTTCAGGTGTTAGGTCTTTTAGTAATTGTTCGTGTTTGCTTATATCTTGCCTTTGTAGTGTTTTAACTAATTGGGTGTACTTTTGTTTTGTTTCTAATAGTTCGTTTCTTAGCTGCTCGTTTAGCTTTATGGCTTCGGTGTATTGTATGCGGTCTTCTTTAATGGGGTATAGTTTAAAGGTATCGTATATTTTTTTAAGTTCTTTTCTTTTTATTACCTCATCAAAGTTACGTATGTTATGTATTACGCTACAATGGTCTTTGTTTACGGCAGCACCTATTTCGGTTATTGGAAGGTTGGTGTATTCTTTTGCTAATTTGTAATAAAGTGTGCGGGCAAAAACATATTCGTTAGTCTTTTTCTTTTTGGTTATGTCTATGTTTAGTTCTGTGTTTATGTAACTAATTAGTTCCTTTAGCATCTTGTATTTGTTTTGTAAGTGTTAGTAATTTGTTAAACCTTGCAAATTCAATTCCTAATTTAATACCAGCACAAGCTAAGTATTGTTGTTCGTGTTCGTATTGCTTTAGGTGTTTGTTTAGTGTTTCAAGTGTTGGGTCATCGGCAAGCGTGGCTTCTATTGTAAAAAAGTAATATAGTTCTTTGTCGTTCCACTCTTCCATTTAAAACAGGCTTTGTTGTTTACTTAGTATATTTTGCCAATGTATTTTTAAATCATTCCTTCCATCTTTTTTAACTATATGCGTGCAAATGTTTTCGCCCCAAAGGTTTACCATTTTTATACATTCTTCTTTTTCAAGGTTTGCAACGTCATAAGCAATTTCTTTTAAACCGCCTTTGTTGCTGCCGTTTGGTGGGCTACTAAATGCGTGCATTGTAGTTCGTGCAGTTTTTTGTTCAGCTTTAATTACTTTAATACAAAAATCCCTGTCTATTTTAAGCCTTAAGTTTTCGTTATAATAAACGCCTTGTGTTTTAGTGTTATCTACCCAAACTACACAATCACAAAAAGTATTTACAACCAATGGTTTACTTGCCGACCAAGCATATTGCCTGTATTCCATACCGCCTAAAGCTATATTGTTTTGTAAAAAAACATCTTGGGCTTGTTGTAAGCAAGTTAATGGGTCTTCTTTAATTAGCTTTGTACCAACCCTGTAATAAAAATTAGATATATCGTCATCAAGAACCCAATAGTTATCTTCGTTGTTTTGTTCACTATGCTTTTTAATGTAGTTGCGTGCATAAGCTAAACCCATATTATTGGCATCTAAAACCAAATAATTAAAGTCAGGCATTGTGTTTTTATATAATTCAAGTTCTTGTGGTTCAACAACTATAAAAGTTTTTTTGTGTTTACCTATTGCTAAAGCAGTTTTACAAACATCAGCCCTGCCTTTTGAAGTAATATATATATTTAACATATTAAAATAATTTAGTTTGTGCGGTTACTTTTTCAATACAAATTCGGTCAGCTAATTTAGCGTTTAATAAAAAGCCTTTTTCTGTACCGTTTTTATTACTTATAAAACCATTAAATAAATTAGGTGTGTGCTTTTCAAAATATTGTTGCAGGTGTTTAGTTGCAAATATGTAAAACACTTCTTTGTTACCAATTACATAAAGCCAGCTTTGTTGTTTGTAAATACCGCTTGGGTACTTTGTGTAACCATAATCGCGTTCAACACTTATAAAAAGGTTGCCTGTTTTGGCAAACATCTGGTCATTTTTTATTTCAATACCTTGTCGGTTTTCACCTTTTAAAAACTGTTCTTGTGTTGTGGTGTAATGGCTTAGGTTTATGCGTTTGTTTTCAGCAAACCAATCCATAATAAAACTTTCGTACTGTAATCCTTTGCTTTGTTTTTCTGTTGCTTGCATAATTTAAAGTGTTAGGTATCCTGTTTTTTCTTGTTTAACTCTTTCTAATTCCTCACTTGGCTGGCTGCATTTATACATATATTCACGGTAATAAAGTACAAAGCTAATGCGTAACCAATCTTCACTTTTGTTTGTCATTTCTGTATTGCCGTGCCACTTGTGTACGTCAGCAAATAGTAGGTCATTGTTTTGCATATCAATAGCAACACCGTATTCTGGCAAGCAAAAAAAGCCACCGTCGTAATGCCCTTCACGGTACACTATTAAGTTACCAAAGCCTTCGCGGTAATCACCTGCGTCTTGGTGTACGGCAGTCCTAAAGTTTTTATTTACTGTTACAGTTGTAAAAGAAGTTCCACCAATTACATAGTTTTGGTTTGTGCCAACTGCTATTGCTTTTTGTTTAGCATAATGCTCGGGGCAAAGTTCCTCGTACTTTTTATCTATGTATTGTACAAATGGTATGCCTGCGGTAAACTTGTCAAAATACTTACGGGCAAAGGCAGTTTTGCGGCAATACTTTACCATTGCACTGCTATCCATATAACCTACGTTACCGCTTTCGACTTTGTTACCTACTGTTATATTGCTAACGCTGCCGTCTTTACGTATGCGCTTATGGCTGCTGCCGCTTGCTGCTCCACGGCTTTCGGTTAGTTCAATGCTATCTTTAAAGCTATCAACACCCAGCTTTAAAATGTCTGTGGGTATTGCATTTTTTCTATACCTAAACAATAGGTTACCATTTAAGTCATAGCCGTCGGCATCGTGGTCTACTAAAACTGTAAAGTCATTTTCGTTTAGGTAGGTTGTTTTTAAAGCATCAGCTTCTTCAAGGGGTATTACCCTTTTTAATTTATATGTTTTCATATCTGCTAAGTATTAATAAAAGTAAATTACTAAGGTTTCCTTTTTCAAAAACTTGGTCACCGTATTCTTGTTTCATAGCCAGCTTGCAAAGCCTTTTAAATTGCTTTAGTTCTTCGGCGCTAAAATATAGCATCGTTGTTGTTATTTCTGTGTTATCTGTGGGGCTATTATCTACACCCCAATCATCTTCAAATAGCATCATAATATTCCGCGCATTACGTATTGGTCTACATCTACACCTTCGGTTGCAAAAAAGTATTTGTAGTTTTCAATACCTTCGTTTAGTTTTTGTTTTCCTTTATTGTAAAAGTCTTCGCTACATTCAAATAAACCAATGTCGCAACTACCTTTGTCAATTACTAAAAATATAAAGTTATCTACGCCAAACATTTCTTTGTACAGGTATGCTTGTAAGTCATAACCATATTTGTCGGCACTATACCTAAAGGTATTAAGGTCTTGCGTGGTTTTAACATCTATAATTGTGTTGCCTTGTAATATATCAGCTTTGGCTCTAAAAGGTATGCCTTGTATCATTGCTGCGGCTGGCACTTCATAATCTGCATTTTGTAAGCATTGTAAAGCAGCTTCGTTTCTTAGTAGTGCATCTGTTAGGCGCTCGGCATCTTGGCGTTCTTTATTAGTAAATACTTCGCCGTGTTGTTCTTTGGCAAGTTTATACTTGTTTGTGTTTTTGCTGGCTACGTCTACAAATTGCAGGTCGTCAATTTTGTGTGGCTCCAGCACCATTGTATGAAACAACTTGCCGTCACGCAAGGCTTGGCTATTGTTACTACTGCCGTACTTTGTTACATACTTGTAAGTCTTTGGGCTTTTAAGCAACATTTTAATACTTGAACTACTTAGCGCATACTTTCCTAAGTGTCCATAATAAAAGTCGTCGTCATACATTTTTTCAATTAGCTGCGGGGTTTCCCACTTTTCGCCGTTTAGTAGTGTTATCATATTAGTAGTATTTATCAAGTATTTGTTGTTCTATTGTTTCTAAATCATAGTCTGACATTAGCACGCTAACATCAACACCTTGTAAGGTAACTTCGCATACTGAAAAATCTGCTGGGCTTCCTGGGTA